GCCGGGAATTCTGGGCCGCCTCCAGTTCGCGTTCCGCGCGGGCGAGCGCGGACATACGCTTGGTATTGGTGTCCAGTTGTTTTTCGAGTTCGGCCAAAGACCGGCGCAAGCTGTCCGCCCCTTCCGGCGCGATATCGAACCCGAAGATTTGCTGTTGTTCCAGCACGTCCCGAATTTCATCCATGAGCCCCTTGATGCGCTCTTGCTCATTTTCCAAGGAAGATCGCAGGGTTCCGAGGCTTTCAATGGTTGGCTGGGCATCGAATACAAGTTGGGCTTCGGTAACCGCCGACTGCGCATCCTTGTAAGAACCCAGAGCGCCTTCGGTCTCACGGATTTCCGTCTTAAGCTGTCCGAGGAACTGAATGGCCTGTTGCGCACCGGCAATCAGGGCGACCCAAGGGATAACCGCCATTGCCCGGCTCAAAAGACCAAGCGCAAGGGCTTTGGCACGAGACGCCGCCGCACCCGCGATGAATAGAGCCGTGGTGGCCGTCAGCCCACCGTTAAGCGTCAGGAAGGCCGTAATGAGGGATGGGATAGCCCGAGCCGCCAGAAGGACCAGAGCGCCCGCCAGAAGCCCGGCGTTGTCAGTCAAGAGGGTAAGGATACCCGCGATGGCTTCAAGAGCCGGTACGGCCACCGTAAGGATCACGGACCCGATCTTACGGAAACTTTCCGCGATCTGGGCGATAGCTACCCGCAACCGCTGGTCAAGGTTTTCAGATACGGTCTGAAAGGCTTCGTTTGCGGCCCCGGCCTTGGTCTCCATTTCAGCCAAGATATTACCGAGATCATCGACCCCGCCCCCGGCCAGCGAGAGGATCGGGACAAGGGCTTCAACGCCACCGAACAACTGAGCCAGAACATCAACGTTGCCTTCGGTTTCGCGGATGAGGTTTTGCAGGAAGGGTACGAGCCCGCCCTGTCCAGCGATAGCCGCGCTATCGAAGGCGAGGCCCAGTTTGGCAGCAGCTTCTTCCGCTTCCTTCGTGGGTTTGGCGATAGCCGCAAGGATACCCCGCAGACCGGTTACCGCCGTTCGGGTCGAAACACCGCGCGTTGTCAGGGTGGCAACGGTCGCATTCAATTCGTCAAAGGATACCCCGACAGAGGCCGCGACAGGGATAACCTGACCAAGCGATGAGGCCAGTTCACCAACAGTTGTCTTACCCGCCTTCATCGCGACAAACAGACTGTCCGACGCTTCCTGCGCAGTGATCACGTCCGGACCATAGGCGTTGACCGCCGTGGTCAGAATATCGACCGCCGTAGTCACGTCAGTAATACCCCCGATAGCCAGCTTGTTCGCGACGTTCAGGAGTTCGGTCGCTTCGGTTACATCGCTGACCCCAGCCGAGATTGTCTGATAGAAGGCTTGGGCCTGAGACGCCGCACTGGTTCCAAAGGTACTGGCAAACTCAGAAGACGCCGCGCTGATTTGTTCAATCTTGGCAGTGTCGTTGTCGATCAGAGTTCCGACCTCTGCCAGCGAGGCTTCAAACTCACGGGCACTTGTGACCCCTTCGGCAAACAGAGCCCCAAGGGCAATGCCCCCGAGAAGACCGGCGATAGCCTTCACAGCGACCCGGACGCCCTTTGCTGCGGCCTCTGAACGCTTGAAACCCTGTTCAACGTCCTTGGCCTCCCGGCCCAGCCTATCGGTCTCCCTGCGGGCCTTTTCGGCTTCCTCTGCGATCTGACGGGTAGAGACGCCAGCGCGGCGCATATCGTCCGTAAATTGTTTGGACGCGCGCCGCGCTTCGTTCTTGGCCTTCAAGATAAATGTAATGTCAGTCATTTACTGCGCCCTTTGTGGCCGGCACCAGCCGCATTCGCTCGCATCTTTTTCTCGCGGTCGCGGTTGGCAATCTCCTGTTTCAACGTTTGGGCGGCGTTCATTCCTGCTTCGACTGCTGCCATGACTTCGGGGTAGCAAGCCCCTTGATCCAGCAGTCCCCCGGCTTCCGGCATGTTACCCTGTTTCCAGTTCATGTGATAGGTCAGGACGCGAGCTTCGTATTCCGGCCCCTCATCGCGGAAAATCTGTAAGGGGCATCGGCCTATCGGCGGGTCTCCGGGGTATACATGCGGTTGTCTTATGTCGTCAGTGCATCCTCTCAGCTTTCGGTCACCAGTTCCGCATCCGGGACAGCTTCGGGTTGGGTACATGAGCCTTCCGAACGCGGCTCGTGCAAGTTTCCCAACTCGCCTTCCTTGGGTTCGTTGACGCCCATGATAACGTCCGCCAGTTCTTCCAGAACTTCCAGCGGGATCATGTCCAGCAGTTCGGGTTTGACCACCCGGCGCTGTTTGCCGTCGATCTCGCGCGCCTGATCTTCGAACTTGATGGGCTCGTTGGTGGTCGGATGCAGGAAGTTCTCCCACCCGACGATCCCACGGCGGCAGGCTTCGAAGGTCAGCTTGGATTTTTCGATGGACGTTTTGGTCGTGCCTTTTGCGTCTTCATCTTCGGAAGGCGTCAGTTCAAACGAGGTCACGCCGTCACGGATACGGGCCACGTCGCGGGACGTGAGTGTTGCCAGCTTCCATGTGGTGGGGTCTTGGGGGTCATCGTCTTTGCAGACGTGAAGGTGGGTAATGGTGGTGTCTAGGGCCTTGATAGCCATGTCGGTGTCTCCTGTATTCGGACCACTACGTGATGGCATGAATCAGTATACGCGTCAAGTGACCCTAAGTTCACCCCTTACCTTCGTAAAACAGGGTTTGGGTAGTCCACGGGTACATTATGCGGTAATTAAGATCGCCTAACTTAAAGCTGATGATAGGGCATTGGTGGTATACGTAAGCGTAGCTGTTTCTGGTAGTGTCATCCGGGGGCAGGCGTATAATCAACCCATTCCACTCCAAAAGACCCTTACCCCGGTTCACGGGGGGGTCTAGGTAAAACGCCGATATGCGGGTTCTCTGCAGGCCCCTCTTGCCCAGAAACCACTCCAACCGCACATAGTCGCACCCTCTGAGTTTATAAGCCGTTGCCAACCACTTAAACCGATGGTCCGGTGGGGGGTACGGTTTATGGTTCAACAGGGTGAGACCGGTTACTACCGGGTTAAGATGTCCGTCTATCCGCCCTATAAGAGGTAGGGAAAACCACCCGGAAATTATAACGAACGTGAGAAAAGCGGCTACACGGTCTATCCGGGTCCAAGTAGCCCTGACAAAAAAGCCCCTCATTTCCCGAACCAACCCCATATAGATTGCACCGAAGCCCCCACCAGAGCGGCAGTAGGAAGCGCCCAAACCATAGCGCGTGTTACCCACGACGCCCGCTTATACGCCTGAACCACCACGCGCAATTCAGCCAATAGAGGCTTAGTGCCCTCTGGCGAACCCGGCGGAATACCTAGGAGTGCATCACGGAGTTCTACGATCCCGTCATGCGCTTCCTTGAGCATTACACGTTCGCCATCGGTCATAGGGGGACCCTTTGTATCCAACGCCAACAAACCTGCCTCTTAAGGTGATGGGGTGGGGTCTATGCCCCACGCCCATATAAGTACGGCAAACCCTAGATCAAGTGAACAGGATTTCCAGTTCGTCGTTGCCATTCAAGCGGGCCAGCGACCCGTCGATATTGAACACGCGGATGCTGTTCCGGTCGGCGTAGCCCATGTTGGTGATCTGATGGTTCGGTGCATGGAAGCACACAATATTGCCGTCCACCGTACCATGACGGACCCACCATTCCACGGACGTACCGTTTTCGAGATAGGACCAGATCGGTTCCACATCGTTCAGGACAGCTTCCGGATCGTAGGTCACGGTCGGGGCACGGGCCACGAGGAACGCACCTTCGGTCGCAGATGCTTCGTTGATACAGTCGCGGATGGCAACTTCGTTCGCCATGTCGATAGACCACGAGGATGCGCAAAGGTTGCTTTCCTTGGCGGCGTAGCGTTGTGCCAGAGCAAGGGCCGCGTACTGAACCTGAACCGGGTCCTGATCTTCGAACGTACCCGTGAGCGTGGTTTCGTCCACCGCGTCGGTATAGGTGCCCGTGAACTCGAAGTCGAAGGTGGGAAACTCACCAACGGCAGCGTTGACGGTGACGTTCCCGCGCGCGCCCGTGAGGCGGTGCCGCAGGGACTGCCCGCTGTCATCGGGGTACTGGATATCAACCGTGACACTTTCGATGTTGTCCGACTTCGGCTTGTAGAGGTAGCCGATAGGACGCACATGGACCCAGAACACGTCGCCCGTTTCAGGGTTGTTCGACTGGAAGTCAGGCGTGATCGTCACGACCGCGTTGCCGTTGTCGTCATGCAGCGTGATCTCGGTGCCGTCCGTCAAGATCACGTCATCAGTGTCCGTCATGGAGATAGCCGCCAGACCACCAGTCGCGATGGACGCCTCTGCTGGGGCTTCGAAACTGGCCGTCGCCACGCCCGACGCACCGCCTTGCGTGATCGTCGCCTTGATCTTGAGATACACCCCACCGGTATAGGTCGTAGTGTCGCCATAGAAGTTGAGGTCGCCGGTATTGCCGGTATTCGCTACGGTACGGAACACGCATTCCGCCGCCGTATTGATCTGGGTTTCAGAGAAACCACACGCCCGGAGCAAACGCCCGATGCGCGGCGCAACAGTCGCACCCGTGTTACCGTTCGACTTGACTTCCAGAGAGAAGGTCATACGACCCACCTTCCGGGTGACCAGCGCCGAGAAGGGCGAAATATCGTTCGCCACCACCTGACGCCGCTGAGAAGTGATATCCGGAGTGAAGTCCGGGTTGATCACTTCAAAGGCATCGTCTGCCGCAGCAAGGGCTTCCGCCGTGTTAAACACGCTTTCCGTCTTTGCCAGAAGCAGACCGCGATTGAATTGAATGGTCATATAGGAGCCTCCGTCCTGCTCAGTTACCTAACAGTTCTCGAAGCCTCCTGCTGCGAGTGGGTTGCCGTGCATACTACCGACGCCATTAGGTCTTGACAAGTGATCTGTTCAAGTCCGTTGCCGTGGGTTCGTCCGCTTGGTCCGGTAGCGAACATTGATGAACACCGAGATATCCACAACCCGATCCCCGGTGTCTTCGCGGTCTACAGAATTGGCCTGTAGAAAAGTTGCATAGGCAAGCCCACCCCAATGCAGGTCGGCATTCGTTTCGATGATTTGTTCGATATCGGCCAGCACCGCATTTGCCCCGGTCCGCAGCCCGGTCCCCATCGGGATATAAGCCTTGGTTTGCAGGTCGATATCAAGGGACCGGTCACGTTTGTCCGGTGAAATCACGTCAATGTAGGTTTCGTTCCCTTCAATGACAGACATAACGTTCTGGCCCTTCTTCTCCCGCCCGTCCGGGGCGCTATCCAGAACCCGGCCCCATGTCGTACCGCCGTCGCTATCGGACGCGGTGGCGGTCGCGAAGACCTGCTGGATTGCTGCCAGCACTTGTTCTCGTACACTATCAGCCATTGGTAAATTCCCTTAGCACGTCTTGAGCGATCTTGTCTGCCAGAAAATCCCGGCCCGACAGGAAGGCGGGTTCAAAGGCCAGCCGTTTCGGGATGGTCACTTTCTTCTTCAAAACGTAGAGCGGGACCAGTTCACCCCGCTTCCGTTTCTGCATTATCAGGAGATTACCCTTCTTCGATTTCAGGACAAAGGTGTTTTTCCACGCGCGGGCGTTGGGTTTCCGTGGCACCCCGCGCCCCGTCAGGGCCGCAGGAAGCGGCACAGTAAGGTACTTGGCCTTTTTGGGGGTGATAGTCGCCCCCTTCTCGTGAACCGCCGCTATGCCCGTCAGGGTGAAGCTGACGCCTATAGTATCGTCGGTCCCCGTGATCTTGATGCGGTTGGGGTTCAGCGAGGCGTTCAGGCTCCCGGATCGTTTCGATAGGGTGCCGGGGAACACCCCCGCCGCAGAGGTCCCGCTAGGGTACGCACCGCGCGTCCGGGCCTCTACCGACTTCACCACGCCGGTCATATAGTCATTGAGGGTCTTGCGAACGATAGGGCCGATCTTGTCCATATCGGCTTCGAGGTCCAGAGCAACGGCTTGCAGGCCCTTGGTCACGTCCCGGTAACGCTTGCCCCGCCAGTCCAGTTCAACGTCGATATCAGGGAGCATGTTATGCCCCCGGTTCTGCCATCGTCGGCAACAGGGCTGCTGGGAAGAACCGCCCGTGGGTGGCCTTCAAATGTCCGAGGGTCGCATAGAGCGCCGTCAGGTCTTCCCCGTTCTCTGTGTCGAAGGCGGGGTTCTGTTTCAGGAAGATAGCGGTCTGGGCTTCGGCGGCGTCTTGCAGCCAGCCGGGGACGCCCTCGTATTCATCGTCCGTGGCTACGTCCAGCCCGGCGTTGTAGGTCACGACCACCCATAGGATCGTGACTGGGAAAC